GCAGCCTCCTCAGCAGATCCGGTGGCAGCTTCAAGGCTGCGGTTCATTTTGTCCGCGCTGATACCTGTGGAAAAAAAACTTTCGCCCAGGCGCTTGAGGCCATAGCCCCCTGCCAGAATGCCAAGAATACTCGTAATTCCCGTCAGTCGTTTCTTGATGCCCTCAAAACTCTTGCTGATTTTGGCAGCCTCACGCTGGGTTGACTGGCCAAAGCGCTTCATATTGGAATTGATCTGTTCCAGCTTGGCATTGATATCCTTGATATCCCCGCGGATCTCTAGTATGAGTTTTTCGTTAGGCATAATTGGTCACTGGTCATTGGTCATTGGTCATTGATATTAGTGCAATGTCAGCCTGTCGGGACATTGCTTCCTGCATACAGCGCAGGCGTCTTTGTGCCTGCATCGCTTTTTAGACTTTGGACTTTGGACTTTGGACTTTGGACCAAACAGCACCTCTACCCACTCGTATCTTTGCTTGATTCTGAACTCGGCCCACTCTCGGGCTTCTCGCCAGGTGACGTTCCAGAGGACCCAGTCTCGCTTGGTGATGTCTCCTCCACAGAGCTCTCGGATGAGTCGAGTGATGATATTTCCTGCACTGTCTCTGTCAGGTTTTTCACTACTACCGAGGTCAGGGCCTTCAGTTTTTTGAGCACTGAAGAAGCTACATTGAAGGACAAAAAATCCTCGGCCACCTCCAGGGCCGTCTCAAAACCCATGTGCGAAAAGAACTCACGCTCCATAGCCTCCAGATCCCGATCCGCGATATCCACGTCATCCGGGATCAGCACGATTGCCAATGCCCTGGGCAATACCGGCCCCAGGGCACGGACAATGGCCAGGGCCTTAAGCTCCGGGAATTCTATGCCGTCTATCAGCTCAACCAGGGGCATGATCTGCCCCAGCACCAGCGGGCGTTGGGTGTAAGACTTGCCGTTGATCTCATATTTCTTTTGCTTCATGAAAGCTCCTTTGTTGCTTGTCATTTGTCATTGGTCACTGGTTTTACTAATGACTAATGACCAGTGACTAATGACTAGAGCGTAGCGATTACGTGAATTTAATCTTAAGCTCGTCATCCCCCGAATTGCGGTTAAGCTGGCAGTCGATTCCAAGTGTCCTGATGCCTTCTCTCTCGCCGGGAGCTATTGCGGTGTACTGTACCTTCGGGGCCGTGATCGTGCAGATGTTTCCTGCCGTGCTTCCGAGTGTTGCAGTAAAAGCTGCCTCGTTGCCGCTCCTAAGTTTACCGAACCAATCATAAGTGGCCACGGTTACCATCTCCGGATCTAATGACATTACGGGCAACCGCTTGGTGATTACCGCGCTTAGATATCCACTTTCTTTGTTCACGTCTTCCCGCAGCTTGATTGAATTATTCATGTTGATTTCAACCAAACCTAAGAGCGCTGCATAGGAGTCGATCTGCATCGAGGCGTTCAAAAACGGCTGTGGCTTGGTAGTCTCATAAGACACACCGGTCAAAAGGGCTGCGTCGGTGACTGAAAAATCAGCGCCCGTGAACACAAAATGCAGCGCGCCTGGCAACCCGTCTTCCAAACGCAGGCTCACGTTGCCCCTCGCCCCCCAGATCTTCTTGCACACACCGTCCATGTAGAACGCCAGGGTTATAGATGGTATATCAGCCGACGCAGGATCATACGTGATAGGCAGATATTCACACTCCCAGGTCACGGTCCCATCTACCACTGTTTGACCCGGCGTAGTCGGCCAGGTAGGCTCGCTGGTATCGCTTGTACCTGCGACCGTACATTTGTAACGATAGTTATTGCCGGTCGTCGGGACTACCAGATCATCAACACTATAAGCTGTTGATGCCGCCCAGGTTGGCGGGGCGCTTATGGTCTCCCCAAACCCACACGCCTTGAGCAGCTTCCCTAGGGCCGGGGCTGTGCCTGCCGTGCCCGAGGCTTTTAGCTCAATATCAAACTCCATCGTGGCACTTCTTTTGCCCGGCACGCTGGCAAATGGAGACATGGAAGCGCTCACCGGATCCCGCTCGCCCATCGGTGTATCAGGTCCGAAAGTCGGATTAGAACACAACAGGGCGTCGGCTGCCGCCAGGGTCTCTGCCGTGCCCTCTACGCTCTCAATCTTTGCTGCTAACTGTGTCCTTGCTGCCAATATTGTCATTTGTTTTCACCCCCTTGTTCGTGTCCGTAGTTCGTGTCCGTGTCCGTTGTTTACTTTCAGCTTTGCCTGTCCTGCCGTAGCCAGGCGAAGGCGGAATCTTTAAGCCTTGAGCTTTCAGCTCTTCTTCAGTCAATTCCTTGCCGTCACGAACATATGTCGTTGTGCCGGACCTCACTGTTTCTTTCATCTCCTTCTCCCATTTTGTGTTACGAATTTAAGCCGCCGGATACAACAATGCCTGGGCCGCCTCGTACTCGGCGCTGTAAACCGAGATCCCTCTGCCGAACCAAATAGGTACCTCCCGGAGCAACTTGAGTGGGAAGATGTCCAGCGACAGCCTGGAGCCGTACAGCTCGTCTCGTATTTTGTTCAGCATTTCATATGTGCCTGGATTGCTGCTGCCGCCGCGCCTGGCTTCTTCTTCCCTGCGCAGGCTCCGGTCACAGACAAAGAGTATATAGTTTATAGTCTCGACCTTGCGGCTGCCATGCTCTGCATACTCTGACCCGCCATACACCACGAAGATCGCCGGAAAGAGTCTCACGATTCGCTTGATGTCGTCTTCGCTGTCCAGCTCTCCCTGGTAGCTCTTGATCGTGCGTACGCCCAGGCTCGCCTTAAGTGGTTGCAGGGCATTGATGATGGCATCTTCTATCTGTTCAATGGTGTAGCTCATCAGAACCCGCTCATCTTATCTCTCGTGAAAATACGCTCGCTCTGATCGATATCTACGCTGTTGCCTGTGTTCTCGGGTGCTGGGGTTGATGCGCCCAGGCTGATCTGGCCTGCGGCGACCTTTTCGAGAAACCGGACAGCGTTCTTGTACCTTTCCAGCCTGTTCTCAGGCACACTGTCGGCCCGGCGCGAATAGAGGTTGTAGACCGAGATGTCCACGCTGATCTTCCGGATCATGCCCGGTACCGGCTCAAGGGGAACCGAGTAGCGCCCCTGGCAGTACGCGTCGATCGTGGCATCGGCATCCGATATAGCCCTTGCAACCACATCTGTATCCACCGAGCCAGTGCCTTCGTCGTCAGTCAACTGGACGAGGGCGTCCTCGTCCAGTTGCTGAAGTATGTCGCTTTGCGTGCAATAGGCCATGAACTCTTACTCCTTGGCTTCGGCCTTCTTGGCCTCCTGGGCCGAGATCTTCTCTACCTTCAGCATGGGCTCGGCCTGGAGTATCTTCAACTCTTCCTTGCTGAAGTGGTCATCAGCGTAAATCTTCGGCTCCCGGCTGTGAGCGATGCCACAGCGGCGGAAACCTTCCTTCATGCTGGTTATACGGATGGGCATGGTTACCTCCTTTTCTAGTCTTTTAGGCTGAAAGTCTTCAGCCTTCAGCTTTCAGCTTTCAGCCTGTCCTATGCCAACCAGGGCACTACCAGCAGCTTAGCCGTGCCGTACCACGGATTGCCTGCCCCTGCCGCATCATTCTGGGTCTCGACGATTTTCTTGCCTGCCTCCTCCAACGTAGGAGGCACCACCAGGTGGGTCGGCACGATACCGAGCGGTACGCCTTCGTCGTTCTTGAAGCTCATCATGGCGGCCCGTGCTGCTGCATAATTAGTGGAGTTGAGCGTGTCCTTGCTGGCATAGGTCATTTGCCAGAAGCCAAAGCCCACGTTCTTGCGGTCGTCCACGCCGTAGCGGAATTTTCTTCTCATGAAGACGTGCTCGTCGTCGGGCCGGTCCATCGCCACAAACTGGGGTTCCTTGCGGACCTGGAGGATCAGGGGTTTTACTGGACGGCTGAGGTCCAAGAGGTACCAGGCTGTCCCAGCTCCACCGCCGAAGTTGCTCACGCTCTGACCTGCAACCGGATGATCGGTGTCAAAAAAGTATTGCCCGTCGTAGCAGGTAGTAGTGAAGCCGGCTGCAAGCAGTCCAAAGACTAGGATATCGCGGTGCTGCTTGGCTGCCGCACCAAGGCCCTGGACCATAGGGGTATAGACACCGATCTGGTCATCCTCGATGTCGTCGCGATCCACCTCGATGGTTGCCTCGTAGTTCTTGTTGACGATCTCATAAGAGAACGCGCTCAGATCTTTGATTGCGCGCTCACCGACCCATTCCTTCATTTGCGGAAAATCGCCAAGCCACTTGTAATCCACGCTCCTGCCACTGGACGGTGCGCGCATGGCCACGGGCTCCCA